CCATGGTTTGTCCTGAAGACCCACCACCGCCACCACCCCCGCCGCCGCCAGTGCCAGTTTGCGTGATGGCGAGAAGAAGACCCGCAGGCGTGCCTGTGACACCGCCGCCTCCAGACGCTTCAGTGAGAGCGAGGAGAAGGCCCATGGCCCCACCCCCTGCACCACCACTGCCGCCTGTGAGCATGCCGTGTAGCGTGCCGGTGCCTGTGATGGACCCGGCTAGGTGACGGGCAACGGTCAGGGCACCAGAGATCGCCCCGGAGCCCGTGAGGGAGCCCGCGAGTTCGATGAAGGCGTGTAGAGCCCCCGTGAGCGTGCCGCTGCCGGTGAGGGCGCCGGCGAGATGTCGGACTACGGTCAGGACACCGGATAAGGTGCCGATGCCTACGAGCGATCCACGCTCAACTCCAGGGGTGAACTTGGCGCGGTCGCCTACCTTACCCAGGCGCCCAAGACGTACCCCGAACACAGAGCTAGCTCGCGGTGACGGTCAGCGCGCCGATAGCGAAGCTGGTCGGGTTGGTGGTGGCGATAGACTGAGCGCCGCCCGTGATGCCCGCGCCGCCGATCATGTTGCCAGAGGAAGCTGCATCGAAGAGCGCGAAGTGCGACACCGTAGCGGACCCGGCAGCGTTGCCGAAGTCCACCAAGCCGCTGTTGCTGATCGTCAGGCTGGAGATGGCGCCGAAGGGGGCAGCCACACGGCCCGCGACCCGGATGGTCGTGGTGACCTCAGTGCCCGCGCCGTAGGGGTCGCCGTTATACAGCGCCACATACACGGCTGCAGGGGCCGCAGGCATGTTGGTGCCTTTGATCCACGTCAGGATAGCAGTGTCTAGATAGGATGAATATGCCATGTTATGTGTTCGAGATTACAGAGATGACATGACCGGGCTGCACGGAGAAATACTCCGTCTGGTCGGCGGCCATGCGGCCATCGGTGGCGGTAGCCACTGCAGCGGGGCCGATGGCGATAGAGCAGACCACGTCGGTGTGAACTCGGATCAAATTGGTAACGGTGTTGAAGGCTTCAGAAGCAGCCGCTGACCCACTGATGGCCACAGTCTGCTTGGTCACGGCAGGAGCAACGGCTGCAGGCAGACCGTTCTTCTCCAGGCCTTCGTATTCGGTAACGTAAAGTTTGGCCATCAGTTAGACCTTGTTTGATGTGATGAACTTATCGAAACTGTGCTTGCGCAGGCGAGCGAGAATTTCGTGAATGTTGTGTTCCTCGATCCTGAAACCTTCGCGGTCCCATTGCTCCAATACCGCAATCGGTATCGAGGCTACGCGGTGGAAGTCACCAGCGGGCGTGTGGAGGCTGTCGATGCGCTCCTTGACCAGCCCTGATAGCCAATCAGATGGGATTTCTTGTTCGTGCTTGATGACCAGCTTGGGTCCAGCCGCACTGTCGCTGTGGTCCTCGTCAAACGAGACGAGCTTGTCGATAATTTGAGGTTGCATGTGTTCCGCTTCACATCAGAAGAAACGCCACCCTGACCCCCGAAGGAGCCAGGGCAGCGCTGTCTGGGCTATCGCCCAGGGGTGCTTACCAAACGACGAAATCGATAATGATCGTTCCGTTAAGCGCGGACGAGGCGTGTCCGTTCTTGACCTTGATCACGACTGATCCCGCTGCCGGGGTAACCTCATTCACGTCCAGGCCAACGGTGGTGTTGGAGCCGTCGCGCACTTGGGCCTCCACCACGCTGTCGGTCGTCACCAAGCTGTTGGTCAGGGTCAGCGTGTAGTCTGCCCCTGCCGCAGTAGTGAGCGCTTCAGACGTAACGTGCCCAGAGACGTTGTTGAGCGTAGCGGCCCCTGACACAGCAGTGGCGCTAGCCCGGTCGCCGGGGTGGTTGTCCGAGGCCATGGGCTTAGAAGCCCGAGGTCGCGTTGTCGACGATGACGCCGGAAGCCTTGAAGTTCTTGTGCTTCAGGCTGAACTCGCCAACGATCATCTGCTTGGTGCTGTCGCCGGTCTTGGCGAGCGCCTCGCGGAACCACGGACGCAGGACCTGCTTGGACCACATCGTGTTCTCGTAGACGAGAGTGTTGGTGGACTTCTGGAAGCGATTGAGGATGATCTTGACCTCACCGAACGGCGAGACGTAGAGATCAACCGCGTTCACGACCTTGCCCGAGGAGCTGTCCGCGTCAACGATGGTGCGGAAGCGGCCTGCGGCCTTGGCGAACGTCGCCACGGTGACCGAGTTAGACGGGGTCACGGAGACCGTGTTCGGCTCTGCACCGTTGGTGTAGAGGTCCTGCAGACAGGTCAGCAGGTGCGTCTCATCTAGGGTGTTGCCCGTGCCCATGTAGACAACGGCCGAGCTATCGCACATCTGCTGATAGCCGTCGAACTTCCGAGCGGTGCTATCGTTGCCAACCACATGGGTCTGCGCGGTGCCCACCAGGGCGTTCTCGAAGTCGCGCTTGACCTGGGCGGCAGACTTCGCCATCTGGTACGCGCTTTCGCGGGCGCGGCCATAGGTCGAGATCACGTCCATCGAGCCAGAGACCTGGACGGCCTCAGTCAGGATTTGCGTGTAGTTGGTCCGCATCACAGTCGGGTCGACAGTGATGTAGGAGGCGTCGGCGCCTTCGACTGCGGCGTTGGTCGCCACGGCCCGGAGGCTGTCTTCCTGCCACTGGAACAGCTTGTTGTGGATTTTCTCAGACCCGATGCCGTCCTGGAACGGGGTCTTGCGCGGAGAGATATTCGTGATGATGTCCGAAATATCTTCCTTGATACCTACGGCGTCGTAGGCGGTAAAGGTAGCCATCTTGGTTGAATTTCCTGATTGTGAAAATTAGTCGTCGGAACTGTCGCTCCAGCGAGCGAGGAACGCTTCTGCAGCGGCGTCTTGCGACCCGGTGCGCCTGAGCTTAGACATGGCCTTGTCCTGGTCGGACTTGCTGGCCTTGCCGATCTGCGGCGAAGTGCTGGTCTTGACGATCTTCTTCGCGGTCTTGTTGACCGTGACAGTCTTAACCTTGCTCATGCCGTTCTGGTATTGCTGCGCCATGTGAACCATCTTCATCGCAGCCGGGTCCGTGATCTGATTGAACACGTCCACGCTAAGGCCCTGCTTCACGGCGAAGTCACGAAGTTGGCCATAGACCGCGTCACCCCATTCAGGGATGTGGTGCGGGCTATCAGCGTCCTTTAGTGCAGCCGTGCAAGACTTGGCCTGCTCTACGATAGTTTCCTGTTGCTTGGTGGCAGCAGCCTTCACCACACCGGACAGCTCCTGTTCAAGGAACTGCACGTCAGCGGCGCGGGCTTGTTGCTCAGAGCGAAGAGCCTTCATGTCCTCAGGGGACAGCGCTCTTGCAGCCGCGTCATAGTCGACACCGTTGTACGGGTCGAGCTTCTCTTTGGCACGTTGGAGTAGTGTAGTCAGAGCCGTGGCTGATTTCACCAGTTCGGCGTCTGCCTTCTTACGCAGTTCCGCAACCTCTTGGGATTTGCGGGTGAGAGCGGCTTCCTGGCCGTAGAGACGCTTAAGGTCCTTGACGGGAACTTCACGCTCCTCGTCGTCAACCTTTACCTTGACGCGAGCTTCGTCATCGTCAACGTATTTCTTCTCTTCCGGCTTCTCTTCGACCTCGTCGGCCTCGTCACCCTCTGGAACCGGGACTTCATCGTCCTCAGGTTCGGTGGGCTCTTCGGCTGGCTTGGGCGCAGGGGAGCGTTTCTCTGGGGTCTTGGGTTTGCCCTCCGCAGATGGCTCGTTCTGAGCGTCAGGGTCGCCTTCCGGCATAAATCGGGCAAGCAGTGCTTCGGCGGCGTCGTTGACGCCTTCGTCGCTAAACGAGTGTGACACGTCGCCTGTGGCGATAGTGCTCATGTGCAATTCAGTCCTGTTCTCTGTAGATGTCGTGAACTGCCTGATCATCGATCTGGTCCAGTTCGTCGGGCTGATCAGCGTGGATCAGCTTATTTCGCTCCACTACAAACTCCTGCATGAACGCGAAGAACTCACGAGCCCCAACCAGCTTGTTGTAAATCAGCTCACGCTGACCAGACTGGTCGGGTTTCGTGGAGATCATCGCCTGGACCGTGGACAGCTCGAAAGCGTCCACGATCTTGTTGAACATAGGATTGCAGAGGATGACCTCAGCGGCGTTGCCGAGGTCTATGATCTCATCTGTGGTCATGTGGTCCTATGGATGCGGAGAGAGCTTGGCGTCAAGCTCCTCTGGCCGCATCTCTTCCTCCAGACGCATCTCACGGTTAGCCACGTTGATACGGGCAGCCGTTTCGAGGTCCTGGCGGTTATGGGTGCGGTCGTGATCCAGGCTCTCCAGGGCGAGCTTCTGATTGCCCTGCTGGAGCTTGGCGCTGTCGATCTGCGCGAGGCGTTGGTCGCGCGCCATCTGTGCCTGAGCAGCCAATAGCTGGGCCTGGGCCTGCTTGTCCTTGATCTGCAGCTCCTGCACCTTGAGCGGGTCGGGCTGGATCGGCTTGGCTTTGTCGGGCGCCTTGAGGTACGACGAGATGTTCGTCAGGTTCGCCACCTTGGCGGCGTCATTGATGAGGTTGAACCGGCCCTCCTGGTCGAACATGTTCTGCAGGGCGGGGTCGGCAGACATCTCCTTGTACAAGCCTTGCAGCTTGGACAGGTGTTGCTCTTTCTCGCCGTAGCCTAGATGCATCGAGATGGTGCAAGTGGTGCGTTCGGTCCAGTATGAAGGCTGAACCTGCTTCCACTGACCGCACACATCGATCATCTTCTGGCGCTTCTCGTTGAGGCAGAGCAGGCGCATGACCTCGACCATCAGGGGCGCGAAGAAGCCGTAGGCGAATTGCCGCGCGGCGATCTTCTGGCGCTGTCCTGAAAGCTGTACGAGGTTATCGACCAGACCAGCCGAGTTCTGCTTGCTGATCGCGTCCTTGTTCAGGCCCTGCGACAGCGAAGAGATGCCGGTTGACTGTTCCTTCCCCTCACCGAGGTTCTGCAGCAGTTCGAACACGAACGGGTTCAGATTAGGCACCTGTAGCGCGGTGACGCTGTCCGGGCGAGATACGTTAACTAGGCCGCCTAGGCGGTTGTCGACCATCTCGCGTGGGTTGATCAGGCCACCCTTGACCACAGCCCATCTGGGGTTAGTGGTCATGGAGGCGTGGTCGAGCACCGAGCGCGTCAGCACAGTGCGGGCGTTCTGGTACGGGATCACGCGAGCGGCGTAGTTGTTGCCGTAGAACAAGTGCGGCACCGGGAGCGGCACATACACGATGAACGGTATGCGGTCGACCTCCTGATAGTCGAACAGGTCGCTGCTGGTGTGCAGTATCTTGTAGAGCCTGATGCCCTTCTTGCGGTCGATGGTCATCCTCACGTAGCTCTCGTAGAGCATTACCTGCTCGACACCGGGCTCGATGGGGTTGTTCAAGGACTGCAGCGTCTCGACCGGCGCATTGCGGGCGAGCACTTCGGGGCTCAGGTCAAGGCCCCGGTTGTCGTCGTAGTGGGTGCGGTCGACCTTCTTGGCGTCCAGCCCCATGTCTTTGAGCTGTTGCTTGGTCTTCAGTGTGCGGTGGCCACAATA